AAGAAGCGGTTTCATTTGGATTGATAATTCTAAATGATTCATTCAATCCTTCCTTTACCCAGTCCAACTTTGCATCTTTAAAATACGGTTCGGACAATTTATCCATGACTATCTTAAACTTTCCATAATCAGTTATAATATCATCATTACTAATTTCACGAGCATACTCAATAATATACTCAAACCCAACACACCCACCAGCAGTGACACCCAACCTAATATAGCTAGGTTGCGATCCTGACGTTCTTTCAATCGCCTTAGATATTGCTGCATCAGTTAGTTCCATTATTTAGCAACAAGTGCAATTACAACATTTACAACAGTTACATTTGCGCATGTCTTTCTCCTATTTTTTGTTTTCGAGTCTATCGAGCCTATGATTGATATCTTCAATCAATTCTTTAAGTTCCGTCGCGCCACCAGGAGCAACAGGAGGATGTGAATTAATTTCTAAATCTTGGATTCTATCTTCAAGTTCATCAATCTTATTTGTAATATGTGGATACTTTTTTCTCCACGCAAGAGGATCTGATTCTAACCATGTCCAACCCCATCGCAAAACTAAATACTCTAAGAATGAATCAAATTTACCAACAGCCCATAAAGCCATTTTTGTGTCTTTGAACCAGAATAAGAATGCTGCACCTGCTACTGACCCAAGGATTGCTGTATAAATCCATAGTGTATCAGAAAGTAATCTCTCTACAATGTCCATTAGTTATCCTTAGTATATTTTGTATAGTTATCCATTGAATGATCTGCAAGGCCGTCAAAAGGCTTTAGGTTAATCCACGAAGTAATAATACCTCGTAGTTTATCTTTTAGCTTTCTCCACCAAGCAAGGTTCTTAATAATACCAGAATAATCAAAATACATAACTGTACCATGATGACGATATCCCATAAACCAAGGTGGTATGACTGTTACTAAATCGTTGTTATTTACAAAACGATAATGCTCTACTTCTGCCATGTTCTTTACAAACTCTGCATTACCAACTCTTGGTGATCCAAAGGTATATAAAACAGGCTTATGTACTTTCAATCTTGAAGCAGCAATTGTTGCCATTGCTCCACCTAATGAATGTCCACAAATAGAAATCTTTTTATCTGAATGTTTTCCAAACTCTTTTATGACATCGTCCCAGATATCATCAACCTCATTTTGGAAACCGTTATGTACCCAGCCACCGACTTGAGCCTTATCAGGCCATATATTTAAGTCAGCTTTTAGATCGTTGAGTTCTGTAGGTTCTGTGCCGCGGCAACATAAAACAAATTCTTTATTGGTCCAAACACAATGAGCTTGTGCTCCGTCTTTGTCAATAAACTTATGACCGGTATAACCTAGCGCTTTGAATAATGGTTTGGCTTCTTTACCATCTTCATATGCAATTTTTGCCATTTCTGCTTTTAGAATGGCTTCACTTTTTACATCACAAAATTGTACTTTCTTCTTCATATGTTCTCCTATTGAGATATATACAATCGTGTTCAGCAATTATTTATAAATAGTTTCATATACTATTAATTAATTATTTATTATACAGGTGGAATGAATGGCAAACAATCTAAAAGAACTCACAAGACAACATCACGATAACGCAGAAAGGACCGAATTTGCAGATATGCTTCTCGGCGGTAATATTAGTCCAAGGCTTTATCAAGAATACTTACACGCACAATTACAGAACTATATGGCCTTGGAATCGGCAGTAGAGATTCCAATGGAACTTGAACCTATTTTCAGATCAACTCAAATCGAAGAAGATCTTCAGGAATTAGAAACATTATATGATTTACCTGAGGTAGAGGATAACTTTCAATCAACTGTGGAATATGGTAAACATATTGAAACTCTTGTTGAGAACGAAGATAACGATGCTCTATTGGCTCATTTATATGTTCGTCACTTTGGAGATGCGCATGGTGGTCAAATTATTAAACGACATGTTCCTGGGTCAGGACTTATGTATGAGTTTGAAAATCGAGCAGAGTTGATAAAAGGAGTAAGAGAATTACTTCATGATGGAATGGCAAATGAAGCAATGATTTGCTTTGAATACGCAGAAAGACTATTTCATGAGTTAATAGACAACTTTCATAACAACTCTGAAGAATATGAATCAGAAGGTTCAGTTATGGCAAAGCAAATGAATCCTTGGTCAGAAGATGATTGAGTCGGTTCTATTCGACAAGCTTAGAGAATTAGCAGGAGATCTTGTTTCGTTATTCGATGCAAAGATGACAAGAGTTGAGAATCCAAAACATATAGCAGATCTTGAAGGATGGACAGATTGGTTTTGGGAATCAGATTCAATTCGTAAAGGTCACTTAAAGATTATCGAACCTGTAGGCAAAAACAAATTATGGTTAATGCATATTAATTTGTTTCCTGCTTTTGATATTGATCTTCCAATCTTTGGTTTGGATATCGTTGCTAATCCTAAAAAGATCTCAGGTTGCTTTTGCGACTACTCACCATTAACAGATCGGCATCATGTATTCTTAGACAAGTTTGTATTAGAAACAAAAGACTTGGCTTGGACAAGAGCAAGGGAAATGCCAGACTGGGCCCAAGAAATATTTTCTGAAAACATTGTAGGCGCAGGTAGTATTCGAGAAGGAGAAGAAACCGAACAGCTTTGTAACATGGCCTGGAAGCTTGCACAATTCTATACAATGGAAATGGATAATCCTGTTCATTCAAAATTAGATTGCCTCAATACAAAAGCCGCACAGAACAAATATTGTCATAATCAAAAGCTCAATAAAATGCTTCATAGCTCTATACTCGCAATGGGTATATCAGAAGAGCGTAAGAATCAATATGTAGAGAATGTTCTGTTCGAGGAATGTTAAACTATTCAGATTCGTTATATAATCTATAACAAAATATCAATTAATTTTTTCTCAATTTTTCACGACTTCTTTATATATAGTATCGTAAGGTAACATGGTCTGTTACTTTACGAATCACTTTTAATACACGAACTAAAAAAGGAGCTCTTTCTAAATGAAAAAGTTAATTATGGCCGCCTGTGCAATCCTCTTGATTCCTTCAGCATTTGCCGCTGACGACGAAGAAACATTTTCTTATAAAGCAAAAGCAAAGCCCGGATCAGATGTTTTCTGTGCTAAGGTCGAAGTACAAACCCTGGGTGCCGGTACGGTAACACGTACTCGTTGCAGAACAATTAAACAATGGGAAAAGGCTGGATATTCAGTTACGATGCCTGACCTACGAGTAGAAGATGGTGAGGAGGAAGATGTTCGCGAACCTGTATGAAATAATCACCACCCTCATTAACGAAGATACGGTAAACAAATTTTGCGACGGGTTTACTCTTCTTGCGGTAGTTGGATCATCAGTCGCATTACCCTTCCTAATAATTTCTTTGGCTCAACAGTAATAAATAGTTGACATCAGATAGATAATATGGTATAATAGCTCAGTCTAGTTTCAATAGTGGAACTAGGCTGGGTTTCCATTCATCTGAAAAAAGTTAAATTAACCATTGACATATTCAGCAAACTAGTATATAATACAAGGTATACATGACAAAAAAAGAATCTAAGGAAAATACTGATATGTCCGTTGTGGCTTTAACACCAGATAAAATTCACCACGAGATTAGTCGACACATTTCAAAAGGAGTACCATATATTGATGCTCTCGTTCACTTTGCAGATAAGAATGGAATTGAAATTGAAACTATTGCTCAAATTGTAAAAAAGAGTTCTGTACTCAAAGAAAAGATACGGACCGAGGCAGTTGACCTTAAGATGGTGAAAAAAGAAGATGAACAAGATATCACAGACTTTAGCAAGTGATGATCCATTTAATGCTTATGTTAAATTTCTGGCGCTAAAGAAACATTTTACAACGGACAATTACGATTACTTTAAATATAATGGAAAAGTACGTGCAAACAGAGAAACATTTATGTCTCGAAACGATGCGTACTCATTCGCAAAATTAGCGAAAAAAGATGACCCTCAGGGACTTATTTTAAGTAATATTTTAATAAATAAAAACATCTGGATTAGAGACTTGCTTGACAGCGAAGCCGAAGCCAGATATACGAATTGGAGGAAGAGGATAGAATCATTAGGTTATATCTTCAAATCTGAGCTTGCTCATCTTAACGATGAATACAAGCGAAACTTTATATCAAGAGATGGACAACATCCTCTTGTAATGACACTGTTATTACAAAAGAAGATTAGTTTGGAAACATTTACTATTCTTTCTCATAGTGCAAATATATTTTCGTACTGGAGTGAAAAAGTAGTTGACAAACACGTATCTTTTGATATAATAAACAAATCTAAAAAGTATAAACCCTTTTTGGATTATGATACGAATCGTTTCAATACATATGTAAAGGAACGGTTTGATTTTTAATACGACGCAATATAACGCTATATACAAAGGAGAAAAATTATGGCACTAACAGACTTCTCTTCACTGAAGAAGAATCGTTCGAAGACCTTGGATAAGTTGAACTCTCAACTTGAAAAGATATCTTCAAAATCATACCAAGATCCTAACGCAGGAAAATTTTGGAAACCAACGAGAGACAAAGCCGGTAATGGATTCGCAGTAATCCGTTTCTTGCCTGCACCTCAAGGTGAAGAAATGCCTTTCGTTAGAATCTGGGACCACGGATTCCAAGGACCAACAGGTCTATGGTATATCGAAAACTCTCTAACCACATTAAACCAGGATGATCCTGTTTCTGAGTTTAACTCTAAACTTTGGAACAGTGGTGTTGAGGCTGACAAAGAACAAGCACGTAAACAGAAGCGTAGGCTAAAGTATACTGCTAACATCTATGTTGTCAAAGACCCAGGGAATCCTGAGAATGAAGGCAAAGTATTCATGTATCAGTTTGGTAAGAAAATCTTTGATAAGTTGAATGATCTAATGAATCCAACTTTTGAAGATGAAGAACCAACAAATCCGTTTGATCTATGGGAAGGTGCAAACTTTCGTTTGAAGATCAGACAGTTTGAAGGTTACCCAAACTACGATAAGTCTGAATTTGATCCTGCTACACCATTGTCTGATGACGATGCTGAGTTGGAAAGAATTTGGAAAGAGGAACACTCTTTACAAGAATTAGTTGAACCAGGTAATTTTAAAACATATGCCGAGTTGAAAACTAAACTATATCGTGTACTTGATTTACAAGCTGACGAACCAGTTGCATCTGCACCTACAATTGCAGAGGACACTGATTCTGATTTGGATCTATCTGATATGTCCAATGATACTGCTGCGGCAGAACCAGCAATGACAACGGCTGAACCTGATGTAGGATCAACCGCTAGTGATGATGATGACGACCTTAGTATTTTTAAGGAATTGGCACGTAGTTAATAACGGCATGGAGGGTACTTCGGTGCCCTCCTTTTTTAAGGAGATTATATGTCTATAGAAAAAGAAACCACAATACTTGATTTTGATTTTGGTTTTACTGCCGTTGATGCTGATGAATTAGAAGTAGTTCAACAAGCAAAGGAACAGGTTGAAACAACATCTGCTTCTGCGCAACAGAACGCTGCTAAGGCTCAATTACTATATGATGCGGTAGTACCGTTAATTAACAACTTGAAAGCTAACCCAGAAAAGGATTATATATATTGGCCAAACCGATATGAAAAACTTGATGCGTTTGCTGATAAATTACATGAAATACTAAGTGGAGATTGATTATGAGTTTACTCGATAAAATGTTAAAAGCAGGTTCGATAAAACAGTCCGCTGTCTTATCTGACTCTGCATTCTTTCAGGATAAAGATCCTATTCAAACAGAACTACCTATTGTAAATATTGCATTCAGTGGTTCTCTAAAAGGTGGTCTTATCCCAGGTCTTACAGTTGTAGCAGGAGAATCAAAAAGTTTCAAAACTTTGCTCGGCTTATACTGTATGAAGGCTTATTTGAAAAAGTACCCGAAAGGTGTTGCTTTGTTATACGATTCTGAATATGGTATTACACCAGAATATTTGGAATCTTTTGATATTGATACCAACCGCGTTATTCATATTCCGATTGAAGATGTTGAACAATTAAAGTTTGATATTACCAAAAGGTTGAATGAAGTAGGTAAAGGTGATAACGTATTTTGCATGATTGATTCAATTGGTAACCTTGCTTCTAAGAAAGAAGTTGAGGATGCTGAAAACGAAAAGTCAGTTGCTGATATGTCAAGAGCAAAATCACTCAAGAGTTTGTTCCGTATCATTACACCTAAACTAACAACAAAAGATATTCCTTGTATTGCTGTTAACCACACATACAAAGAAATTGGTTTGTTTCCTAAGAACATTGTTTCAGGTGGTACAGGTATTTACTATTCAGCAAACCAAATCTTTATTATCTCGAAAGCTCAAGAGAAAGAAGGTACTGACTTGGCAGGTTTCAAGTTTACTATCAACATTGAGAAATCAAGGTATGTTAAAGAAAAAGCTAAGTTGCCTTTCAAAGTTTTATATGATTCAGGTATTCAAAAGTGGAGTTCCTTAATGGATCTTGCGATTGAGTCAGGTCATATTACAAAAGCAACTCAAGGTTGGTATAATTTGACTGACCTAGAAACTGGTGAAATCATTGAACCGAAGCGTAGAGGAAAGGATATTGAAACGGACGATGAGTTCTTTGAAAATCTAATTCAAAGCAAATCTTTCAATGCATTCGTTGAAAAAAGATACAAGCTGACAAACGTGGAGGGTCACAATGCTCGAGAAGACGATACTATCGAATCTGATACTGAATGAGGATTACTGCCGAAAGGTATATCCTTATCTGAAATCTGATTATTTCGATGATACCGTACTTCGTAAAGTATTTGAGACGGCATCCGAGTACCTTGAAAAGTACAAGGAGCCGCCTTCACTTGAAGCACTAAAGATCGCCGTTGATAAAAGAAAGGATCTAACTGAGGATACGTATCAAGGAGTTCATTCATTAGTTAGTGAACTTAAAGTTGATGCTGATACTCAAATAGAATTTTTGATTGATGAAACTGAAAAGTTTTGCCAAGACAAAGATTTATATAATAGTATTCGTAAATCCATTCTTATACTTGACGGACAAGATACTGAACAAGGGAAAGGCGAAATACCAAGGCTGCTATCTGACAGCTTAGGTATTAGCTTTGACCAATCAGTAGGTCATGATTTCCTAGAAGACGTTGATGATCGTTATGAACATTATCATCGTAAAGAAGAAAGGATTCCGTTTGATATTGACATCCTTAACAAAATTACAAAAGGTGGCATACCTCGTAAATCTATGACTGTCTTGTTGGCAACAACAGGTGGTGGTAAGTCTTTACTTAAATGTCACATGGCAGCAAATCATTTGATGTATGGAAAGAATGTTCTGTATATTACAATGGAAATGGCTGCTGAAGAAATCGGTCGTCGTATTGATGCAAACATTATGGATATTACTTTGGACGAAGTTGCTGAAGTACCTCGTGATGTATTTGAAAAACGAATGGCTCGATATAAAACAAAAACAACAGGTAAGCTGGTAATCAAAGAATTTCCTACAGGATCTGCACATAGCGGTCACTTCCGCCATTTGCTTAACGAGTTAAAACTCAAAAAGAATTTTACTCCTGATGTTATCTTTCTTGATTACTTGAACATTTGTTCATCATCACGAGTTCGTGGTGCAGCCGCTGCTAATAGTTATACTTTAGTTAAATCTATTGCAGAAGAAGTTCGTGGATTGGCAATGGAATATAATTGCGCAATCGTAACATCTTCCCAATACAATAGAGATGCTTATGGCAACTCTGATGTTGACTTGACTAATACTTCTGAATCAATGGGTATCACTCATACTGCTGATGCGATATTTGGTTTGGTTAGTTCTGAATACCTTGATGAAATGAATCAGCTGATGATTAAACAGTTGAAGAATCGTTGGGGAGACATCAGTTATTATCGAAGATTCCTAGTCGGTATTGACAGATCCAAGATGAAGATTTATGAACTTGAGGAATCTGCTCAGCAAAATATAAATCTTGATGGTCCTGGAGGTGGTCAATCGCCGGGAAAGAATCAGAGTTATGATGATGGTCCTGTTTTTGACAAGACCGATATAGGACTTAGGTTAAACAAGCGCAAGCCAAGCAAGAACGTATTTGGAGATGTAGAGCTGCGGTAGGTTATCTGTATAAATAAACTAAAGTAAACTAGAAATTTATATAGGTATTGTATGCGAAGGTTTAAAACATTCAACTCCTTAAACGAAGCATCCTTAATGAAGCCTGATTATGTAATCGGACATAAGGTTGTATGGAAAGGAACTGACTTTGCTGAACTAGGCAAACTTGGTTATAATAAGGGTGATGTATTTGAAATAGTATCAGGCGGTAAAGTCGAAGTTTCAGTAGGTAAAGAAACTGGTGAAATTGAGAAATTTATTAAAGGACCTGATGGTAAAGTCATTCGATTAAAAGGCGGTCAAGGCTATAAGTCATCCGCCTTCACTCATTACAAAGAAGGAGGAGGTATTCCTTCTGGTGCAGAGTGGGAAGATCTTATTGTATTTGCCTATAATAATCTAAACAACAAACCTACAGATCCAGAAACCGAAGAAGTCGCAATGAAATATTGGGACAAGTATGCTGATGCTTCATATACAATTGCCAAGAATTTCAGAAAAGGTTTATCCGCTAAACAGTTAGTTCAAACTGGTCGGGGTATTGGTTCAGTAAATCTTGGTCCTATATGGAGAGAATCAGGAGCAAAGAATAAGACTCCTAAAACTGATATTGCATCTTCTGACTTCAGTGAAAAGATTTCATTAAAGAAAGCAGGTGGTTCTCAATTAGCTTCAGCTGAAAAGAAAGAAGCAATCGCAATTGTTAAAGCTGCTCTTGCTGAAATGGGTAATGAGAAAAAGTTTGCTCAAGATTTG